GTTTTAGTCACTACCCACCATCGCCATGGATACCAAGCCTCTACACACAACCGTAGCCAACGCACTTTGCGACGCTCTCATTTCCGGACACCTTCTCCTCGCCAAGATTGGTGGTACCTGGTCAACCGATATTCGGTCCCCCGACCTCATCTCCACTGGACAGTATCAGCTGTGCGCTCTCTGCCTGAAGCAGGTATGCTCATATCATGTTACCGAGCCATGCTATTACCCTCACGAGTGTCATCACGGTCAAGCGACCCGTAATGTCGGACAGCGTTTGTCTGAGAATCTGCTCACTATGTCCCATGCCATCCGTCGCTCCGTTAGTGATGCCGTGCTCGCCATGCGTGGTCAAGAGGAAACGTCCTTGCTGAATGCCCTGAGTGGAGCTGCCGTTGGATACTCTCCTGAATATTCATTCTCTGAGCTGGCTGCCACGATGACACGAGTTCGTAAAGGTGTTACCGCGCCACGCGCGATTTCCCTGGATGCGCTGTCCTGCCACATTAACGAGAACGAGCTCTCACCTTTTACGGCAAGGATTTCTCCCAGCATCCCCTGGTGTGCGGTACCCCACTCGCCTCCCCGCTCGAGACCGCCACTGGCGCCAATTCAGCAAGATTGGTTGAAACGAAGAAGATCCTGGTTCAAGTCAGCGGCATGCCCGTCCCTGTAGTGTTCGACCCAGAAGGTGAGCACATCTACCCTGTCCTCTCTAGCTCCAATCGCGCTATCATTCTCCACGCCCTGCTGTCCCACAGCTGTGCGCAGGTAACCGCCAACCAACGCTCCCGCGTGTATGGGCGCCACAACGTCGATCTCCAGCAGCTGGCCGTTCGTTCAGAGAATCGTCATGGCTCCAACCGCTCCATTCGTGGGTGTGTCGCCGAGTTCGTGAGTGCGGTTCCTGAGGCTTAATCCCCTGGCTGGGACTACCCAACCCGTATGCCTTTGGCGTAGGTGGTGTCATTTCATC